GTGGTATCGTGTATGCAGGTGAGTAAGCTACCGAGGCTGAAGTAACACCGCAAACAAAAACGGCCCCTGTGAAGGAGCCGTTTTGTATTCTCGGGCACAACCCACCCGCCAAGCTGTGCCCGTGTGAGGAAAGGACTTTTTGGGGTGCGGGTGTTAGCCTCCATTATACCCGGATATACCAGGCGTCCCCAACCTTTTCAATTGCCTGCCGGTTGCGCAGTCGGTAGAGTGAATCCCGTACCTCTACTAGGGTAGTCATTGCCCCAACCCTATGCAAGGCTTTCAGTAAATCGTGATCACCCATGGGCTTGTGTGCCAAATAGTTGGAGATTAGTTTGGTGCGGTTGGAAATGCGCCCATTCTTCATTACTGGTTCAATAGGTGCCCACGCCATTTTCTTTGGTTTGGCAGCCTTAGCCTTCCTACCACGCCGGACCTTGGTTTTGGTGCGCCCAGCTACGACGATCAAGTATCCAGCTTTGATGGACAAAGCCTCCTGCTCGTCTGCACAGCTTGGGCAACCACGCTTCTGTATATGCCCCGGCTCGCCAACAATGGGGTATACATTTCGGCTGCCAGGCTCGGTAGCATCGCCCCCACAAAACCCGCATGTACGATGGTCCCAATGCTTTACTACCCTGGGTAGCTCTCGTTCCTCAGTTGCCATTTATAGGCTCCAATTTCTCCCGCAACTGCCGGGCTAGGTCATGATTATTGGCCTGTGCCATAATCAATTCGGTGTCCAATCGAGCAATTTCGTCTAGCGTCTCGCTTAGTGCTTTGGCCATCACTGCCAGCCTATGTTCGTCACGCTCCATTGGGTTGTCCCTCCTGTCTTGCCCAAATGCTTGCCACCAGTGCAGCTACTTCGCTGCCAGCCACCTTAGCAAAGTGCGCTACTACCCGCTGCGCATCAGTGCTTAGGCCAGTGGTCAGCTCGTCTATGCTTGCCTGCTGTTCTTGCAACTTGGGCACAAACTCCTGCGCCACTTCGTCGTCTACATCAAAGCCCTCAAATGTTTCCACCAAACGTTCGTAGGTGGCTGGGCTGTAGGGATATTCGTTGCGCTTCATGTCAGGGTTCCACCAGCGGCCCTTCACGCTTTTGGCCTTGCGCACCAGGCTTATATCGTATGCAAACTCTACTGCAATCACCAACTCGCCTTTGTCGTTGATGGTCTTGAAGATCATATTAGGGCTGCGCACCTGCTGCGCCTCATGTCGGGCACCCTTAGCTGCTGGCTGCCTGGTAGGTACTTCTTTATAGCCCAGGTCGAAGCGGCTCTGCAGTTGGGTCTTATTGTACTTGCGTAACAGTTTGCTTAGGGCCTTAGCTTGCTTGGGAGTCAGCTTACCATGCTGAGTAAGGTCGTTACCTAGCTTGTGGGCAAACACGGTGTCCATTTTATTGAAGCCCACCGCATTTTCCTCTGTTGCATAATCGCTATCCTGCACCAGCATGTACTTTAGTGCGTCATAAATGTTGCCAATAATTTCGGGTGTCTGTGCTTCGGCTTCTGCCTTGGCTGCTAACTCTGCTTGGCATGGCTCGCACCACTGCGGGTCGGCCATGTGGCGATTAGCCAACTCTAAGGTACGGTGGCTGCAAATGGTGCCATGCTCTTCGCATACCGTCTGCCAACGCCCGTCTGCCGTATCCATCTCCGCCGCCGTGCCATCGTACAAGCCAACCAATTTGCCGGTTATGCGGTTTTTGCGCTGTTCTCGTAGCCCTGCAGTTGTCATTGCCTTTCCTCGCCCATAATGATAACATAAAAATGCGACGTTGGCAAGCACCAAATCGTCGCATTCTTAGTCGTATCTAAACGCAGGATTACAGTTGTAGGGTTTTCCGCCTGGGATGCAGGTCACGATTGCGCAGCACCAAACCTTCACCAAACAGAGCATCAAGCAGTGTTACGCCCAATCCCTTGTCTGCCGCAACATCGTATGCCTTGGCAGCTTCTATTTCCTTGTCAAAATAACCAAGGTGCTTGCTGCGGAAGGTAGCCATAAATTTCTCACCCTGTGGGTCCTGGCGCACTCCCCGAAAACGTCCCTTGGATACATTTCGCCCCGCAATACGTCGGGCAATGCCTGCAGCCTGCTTCTTACCAGTCTTCTTTGCCATCACATTACTCCTTGTCTAAAGTGTCTAAGTTGTAATGAATCTACCACAGTTCTTGGGACAACACAATACCCAAAAGCAAAACGGGCCGCCCATTATAGACGGCCCGTCAGTGTCTTGCTTGCTTTACTTACTCGCTAATGCCAAACAATCCAGCTAGCCCAGCTTTCACACGGGCCAGCAATCCTGCACCGACAAGGTCATAGAACAACCCGGCCACCAAACCACCAGCTATGTAAGTCGCACCTGTTGCAATGTAGTTTGCAATGTCCGGAAATAACTCTGCTGCAAAGGCAACTATGCCCAGCAGGATACCAGTAGTTAGTCCGGCTCTAGGTGCAGTCAACCAACCGTCACCACTGATAAACCCATAAGCCTTGAGGCCCTCAACTGCCAGGAACACCAAGACTACCACGGGTACAATGCCTATAGCGATGATCGGCAAGAACTCAGTTGCGTCCATATTCGCCTCCTTTTGCGCATAAAGGACTGCTGCATTATACCCCAGATTCAACCTACTGTTTTAGGAAGCTAATTACAACTACTACCCCACCCACAATAGTAGCACCGCCGCCTACAAGCCCAAGTCGTAGGGCCATAGTCTTACCAAGCATCTCTACTTTCGTCACAGCATCTTTAGCAAGGTCCTTTGCACACCTAGCTTCACGCTTGGCTTCTTTGGCCTCGCCATGCGTCTGTTTTAGCATAGCAGCAAGTAGACCATTGCTTACCCGGCTGGGTATAGCCTCGCCATTTTCCAAGATGTCTGCTGCCTTGTTGAAAAGTATATCAGTCATAGCTTTATCCTCAAAATGCGATACGCTTCAACACCCGTACCGTAGTAGTGCAGCCAAATGGCAAAGCCACCCGGCCCCAGTTCGGATTCTTTATAGCTTTTAGCATTGCCCAATATGGGCCTGCTCTGTTTGCGTCATGAAACATTACATACTTGTCGACCCGCTTGCTTACCGCCACCCAATCAGCATATGCGCTTTTGGCATCATGCCCACCATCTACAAACCCTATGTCAAACCGCAGGCCCCGCAATGCTGTTGGGAATGGGGGATGCTCTTGTTTGTACAAGTGTAACCTATCAGGATCAAGCCCCGCAGCCGCCCAATTTGCCCGCACGTCGTCGGGTGTTGGACGAAAGGTTTTCATGTCTTCCGGGTACTCCCAGGTGTCTATGCAGTAGACTTCGCAACCTGCTAGCCCGGCTACTATAGCACTGCCCCCACAGTATGTCCCAATCTCCAAATAGGTGGAACCCCTCCGACAAATTTTATATAGGATGCGGTCGTCGTCATCGTATAATAAACCGTGTCCGCATTTTAGCTCTGGCATAATTTCTGTCGCATACTTACTCACTGCGCTCTGCTCCCAAATGAGCACACCTAACAGCACTCATTAGATTTTGTAGTCGGAGTCTCCTATCAGTTTGCGTCATAACAACTTTGGGTTTCCTTTTGCTTGCACTAATTTTGGCCTTTGTTTCTTTGCTGTGTCGTTTACCGGTATGAGAAATACTCATTTTGGCTCTAGTCTCTGCTGTAACTATTCTCCCAAGACTGCTTCCTGCTTTCGGCTCAATATTATATTCTGGAGATAACAAGTCCAATAACAATTGCTCGTTAGCAATGCAATATTCTGGCTTGCATAGTTTCACTATCCGGAAATCAAGTTCGTCCAAACCATGTTGGTCTACATCTTGCTGTAGGAATGTATTGCAGTGATTACCAAGACGTAAAGCGGAACGGTGAGCAATCCATCGTTTTCCGATGTTGACAGAACTGCCAACATATTGCTTACCATTGACCTGATTTGTGATAACATAAACTCCTGCTCTCACTAAACCATGTCCTCCAGCAGCACCCGTGGGTAGACTTCCAATTCGCCGTCCACTGTGGCATTTAGAACTTCCATACCAAGCTCTTGGCAGCTTTTTAGTGCTACCCGATGTCCGTATCGCAGCTTGGCATTTGTGTATTCGGCATAGCCTGGCGGCATTACTGATTTGGGTGTTACTCCCCGCCCCGGATACATCTTGACATACTCGCCATCCATATGGTTTGGGTCGTGGCCATCATCGTGTATGGGTGTATACCCTAAGTCGCAGCCTATCAATACCAGCGGGCTATGGCCTTGGTCTGCAGCTATTTGCATTGCAACGAACAGTCCACTGGCAAACTTACACCACTTGGGCTCCTCGTCCAAATGCCAACGCTTGGGTGCGCTGGGGGATAAGTAATCGCCCCCAAAATGCCTGCTGCACATTTCCAGAAAATGTAGATTGCTTGGCATAACTGCCGGGCTTTTGAGCTTGTTATACGTCCGGTCGTACAGCTCTGTGCCCAAATACACTTCGACATCCGACCGAATGAACGCTGCTAGCTCTTCCATCACAAGTGAATGGGACAAGGTAGTTTGATAATCCACAAAGACATAATGCTGTGGCCGCCACTGCTCGCAGCCCGGCTTGCCGAAATGCAGTTGGATACGATTCATGCCAAAGCTAGTTTTCCCGACCAGCAAATCTAGGTTAGTGTTGGCAAGGCTAGGCCCATTACCGACAATGAAAGCAGGTTCACTCATATCCGGCTCCTCGCAATGCATCAGCCATAGTGCGTGCTGTATTTATTGGCATGGTGACGTCAACGGTTTCACTAGCTGGTGGCGGTAAATCGCCATTACTGGCAATTACTTGCAACGAAATATCTATTGCCGACGAATGCACACCCAGCGCCCGGCCCAACCCATCACCGTCGGCTGCAACTTGCCAGCCATTCCATCGGGCACTTTTAGGCAGCACATAATTGCCATCTCTATCCTTCACCCAGCCTATGGGTACTATTGGGGTGAGAAGCTTTGCCGCTGCCACGATCTCTGCCAGACTCTTGCCATACAGTTCCGGCCTGTAATTGGCCACCACCAGGCCCCAATCATTTATCCAGCCTGGTTTGCTACTGTAATACCTTTCCCACACAGACTTAGCCGTATAGAACTCAGCACCCTTGGGGGACCAATTCTTTAGTCGGTATTGGTATACCAAGATTTCTTCAATCGCACGGGTCTTGGCTATCCTATGCCGGTACTCGACATCGTTCCAAACTGGTCGGTCTACTGTTGGCTCAAATGGCACCACCGCCCCATTTACTATCAGGGTAGTCATAGCAGTCCATTGCCGCTCCATTCCATACCCAACGTAGGGTACGACATAAATAGTACGCTTCAGCCCAGCATCACCAGCCCCGGCCCAGTTCATCTCAAAAGCAATATCTCGGTAGTAGCCGCTGCTCTTGCGTATACAGACTCCATCCACACCCGCATCCCGCATCTTGACAAAGTCAATAGGCAGCGGGTTGTCGGCATACTTGTTCTGATTGATGCTTATGTCGGTCCAGACTTCATAGGTCATTATATTGTCACCCAATAATCTGTATCTGATGTCCACCTGCCGGTGCTTGTATCACCGCCGCAATCGTATTTAGGGAGTTTGCATCCCATGTTGCATCCGTGGGATCGGGTGCAACGTCTCGATAGCCGAGTGCATTGGAAAGCACGTTGAAATGGTTGCCCTGACCCCACAGTGTAAGGTGGCCGCCGCTCACGTCCGGCTGATTGTTGTAAGCACCACGAGCCATGCTGATGACCATGTCCACTGCAGTAACAGGAGTGAGCTGCACCGTCGTGGTTCCGCTCCCCGAGTCCCCAATGGGGCTGACTGCGTGAGCCTCCTTTATCCAGGCGATGAATGCCGTTTGCTCTCCCGTAGATGACGCACGGGTAACTTCGAGCGTTTTGCTTCCGCCAACATTTGGATTCTTCAAAACCCACATGGCATCCTGACCAGACCGAAGTATCTCAGTACCGCTCACGCTGTCCCAAGTCACGTCACTGTAGACCAGATTATGCGTGCTAACCAGGCATAATATCGCCAGCGTCGTTCCCGCTGGGCACGTCAGGCCGGTCCACGTGAAGACTGTTTTGTTGAAGCCATCCCACAGAGAAGCCTCAAAACCAACACGGGTTGGCATCCTAGCTCCTGCTCACTTTCAATGCCGCTGTACAGCGTGTAATGTCAGTAGCTGCACCCTCGACTGCAAAACATAGAATATCACCTGCAGCTATGGCTGTAGTCCATCCAGTTAGAGTCGAGTCTTGGTCCTTGGTGGCCGCAGAAATAGTCGGTGTTGCTGATGCCGTAATACTGTCTGCATTGACTGGCGGATAGTTGGCATAGGTGTCCTTCCAAATATCAATAACAATCGAACCGGATTGGTCAGCCAACAAAGTAACCCTATCAATGTCACACTTGAAAGGCACCTCTATCATTAGCTGGACATCATCCGCAATAGCGCCACCGCCGCCATCAAAAATCGCTACAATACCTGCCGGTGTAAGGGCTATTGGATTGCCTACGACATCCTGATTCCAAATAGCTGCTGTTATTAGGTCGCCCGTTGACCTGGTAGTTGGTGTCGTCCAAGCCATTGCTAATTACGCTCCTCCACCTCTACAGCCGGTGGATATCCTCTTGCCTCATTTTCTGCTCTCAAGTCGTCAATGCTTTCTGACTTGCCATATACGACCCCATCCCGGTCCCAATTCCTATTTATTGGGTTGGGCCTAGCCAGCAGCACCTCGGATAATTCTCGATGCTCCTGCACACTAGGAAAAATCACTGGTCGAGGATAATATTCATTAGGCCCATTTAGACATACCGGGTTCAAGCAGGTAAACAATGGTGCTTGCCAATCTACAACTTCCTGGCCACCACACTCACACCTAGCTACCCACCGTCCGTCCAGAATAAAAGCGTTCACCGGTAGGCCCCGAACCTCGTTCCCCAGCAATCTAGTACGGGCTAATTCGCTAGCCATCACCTTTGGATGCTCCAAATGCTTGAGCACGAAAGCTTTACGCATATCACTCAGCTTGGGCCAAATGCGTCCCAGGTACCAAAACCAATGGTCTCTACCACCGGTCAGCCTGTGCGGATTATAGAGCTGGTAAGGGTTTATCATTTTGCGTGCTGCCTGCACCTGCTCGTTTGGCGTAAGTGCTGCCTGCTGATTTTTTTGTCTGAACATTCCTGCTCCTTTAGAATCCCAAGGCTGTCGTTTGACCTAATTCGCTAGCGCCAGTAGTACCCAGCAACCAATATGCTTCGGTGCTAGCCGGTGCTAAGTACCACTTGACCATAAGGTTTTTGCTTTTGCCTTTTAGCCACAATTGTATTCCATTTACAACATAATCGGCGCTGCTTATGGCACTGACGCTCTCTGTGAGCGTTACCCGATTGCCAATTTCCACGCTTAGTGCTGCAGCTAGCAAGGCATCACTACGATTGGCCCAAAACGTGACAGACTTTACCAAAGTGATTGGGTCTTTCCACCCACTAAGAATGCTATCTGCCCAGTCCTGCGCAACCAGTGGGTTGTCCTGGTATTGCAATACAATAGGCAGATCCCGCACACCATAATTGTCTTGACTATTGGAATCCTCAGCCAAAGCCGTGGCTGCCTCATAGGTACGTATAGCTAGACCACGTAGCTGGAACAGGTTCACATAGCCCACAGATGAACCATTATTAGCTAATACAATCTTTGCGCTGTTAGCACCGAAGGTCACAGTTACGCCTAGATCGGCATTCATGTCATTGGAGCCGCCGCCCTCGCTGCTGCCAAATTTGTAGTCGGTATCGACGACAGGCGTAACCATTGTATTACCACTAATACGAGAATCCCGATTACTTGGATCCTTGTATCTACCAATAAATGTCTCGGTGTTGTTTGCATTGATGCTTATTACCCGCTGTAGGGTGTAAAGCACTTCATTGCTAACCCCAACTTCCCGTGGATAACTTACTGCCCGCACCTTATTGAAAATGTTCTTATTACTGCGCTCGACTTCCATTTCACTCATAACATTACTGATGGTGGCTATAACTGTTTGGTTCTTCACCCTGGTATGTCGGTCCTCATATGTAAGCACACCGCCCCGCTTTGTGTCCCCAGCCACGTATCCATACCCAAACTCAGACATAACTATGCGCTTGGCTGCCGCTAAAGCTGTACTCTTTTCGTCCTTTAGACCATCCGCCCCATAAGCAAATACTTCTTGCCCGGCAATGTAGTTAGCGCCAGGTGGAGCGTCTGCCATATTGCCAATTACATCCCCAAACAATAGATCCGAGCGCCTGTCGGTCTGTACTGCCAATAGGTCCATCTTATGAATGGACATCTCGTCAATGAAATCTGCTGCCTCGCAGTCTACGTAGCGTTCACGTTGGCTGCCCGTTTTAGGTGTTAGTTTGCGCAGCTTGCCAACATATTTGTAGTACCAAGTGCTGCTGCTCTGGAATCGCAGTCGCACATCAATGCCCAGTTCAAACCCGCTGAGGGCATTAGCATGTCCGGGCATATAATATCCCAACAAGCCTGCAGCATTACCTTCGCTATTGTTCAAATAGAAGCCCAATGTGCCAATGCCAGCCATGCGCTCAGTTGGCAGCGACGATAGAACGCCTGCCAGCATAACTATATCGTTTTGGACCATTGCATCCTCTGTGACATCCGTCCATATTGGCCCAACTCTAGTATTCCAAGTGGCACCTGCAACTATGCCGGTAATGCCGCCCGTGGTCGCACCAATGTTGCCAGTGCCATCCCGCACACGCCAATAATTCTGCAGCCCGGCTTCATTGCCTACAAGTTCGGTCCACATATTAGCCAAAATCTCTGCAGATGTGCGCTCGTCATTCCACAGCCGTATCTCCCGTATTTCCAGACCAGCTATTGAATATTGGCCCAAGGTACCATTGTTATCATTGGCCCCCAAATAAGCATCGGTCATAACCATTGCCAACAAGGTAGTTGTGTTCGTATCCACCGATACACCATTTACATACAAAATCCGACTACTAAGGTTGGCTTGAACTACCGCTATATGATGCCACTGTCCGTCATTCAGACCAAGCCCACCAACCAATATGGTGCCTCCTGCACCACCACTATCCTTTTGCCAAACTCGAACCTCGTTATCGGCCACAGAGTCATCGCCAAAGAAAATAACAAAAAGATTATTCCCCCAGCTAGCAGGCGTACCCTCGCTATATACAGTTGGAGTGCTCTTTAGAGCTGTACCTTTGGGCACACGACATATGAGTTCGACAGTAAAAGCCGTATTTTCAGAAATGCCAGGATCACCCATGTCGACACTATCATTAGCGCCATCAAAGGTAAGCACGTTGCCCCGCAGGGCTAGCTCAAGTTTTACGTCGTCAGGTTCAGCCATTATTCTTGCTCAAGGAACTGTGCCGCTTCTTTGAACGCCCTACCAACACCTGTGTCAGTAGAGCCTTGGCGCACGGCTCCGATTAGCTCTTCCAGTTTGGCCAGCATTTTGCGATTGCTATTGACAATTTCTACCGTTTGCGTGCGGGCTTGTTGTGTGCTGGCCGCTACTTGTGCAGCGATAGGCGCACTGGCCGCTGCCACTGCCGCTGCCGCTGCGTCCTGCACGGCCTCGGCTACGGTCTCCTGGGTAGCTTGGGCTACTGCAGCCACTGCTTGCACGATTGGCGCACCGCCCCCGCCGCCACCTGCCCCTGCTTGCGCTTGGCTGATGGTTTGCTGGGTAAGCTGTGAGGCTTGCCAGGTAGTAAGGGCTTGTTGGCTGCCAGTGATTTGCACCAAGGTTGCAGCATCAAACGCAAAGCTACCGCCGCCTGCCATCTTAGCTTTAGGCATAACACCTTGCTTCTGCAGCCTCTTGGTCAGTTCAGCAGGCAACACCATAAAGCCATCCCCGACTGGGATAATCATTTCCTCGCCTTCTTCACCAACGATAACTGGCCCGCCCCCGGCACCAAACAGCCCACCAGCCGCTGCAACTGTCGCACTACCAGTACCAGCAATACCCTGTGCCAATGCCGTTAGCCCCAGGGCCGAAGCTGCCTGTTGTGCCGCTCCACCCCCCCGTATGTGGAAGTTCATATTGATGTCAGTGCTTAGGGTTGTAGGCCAGTTGGTATATTTGAGCAAAATGTCATCTAGCTTTAGAGCCATTGCATCATAGTCTTCAGTCTCGGCTACAGCATCCGCAATATCCCGCCATGCTAAGGCCCCGACTTCATCAATAAGCCCAAACTTTACGGCCATTTCGCTAAGAATAGCTACTTGGTCTTGCAATGGCGCATCAGCCAATGCCCGTTGTGTCATGTTGAAGATCATTTGGGCAGTATTGCGTTCCCACGCCTCCCGCTCCAAATCAATAGCTGCTCGTGTATCTTCTAACTCCTTTCGCATACCAGCAAGCTTGTCTCTGTTGGATTTATTGAGCCACCCAAACTTTCTGAGCCGTTCTTCCAAAACGAATATGCCGCCTTCCAAGTCCATGGAAGTCATAACCAGCCCGTTCATTGTGTCTTCATATTCTGCAGCAGCCGCCCCAAAGTCCTGCTGCATTACAAAAGCCAAATCACTAAGCGATGCCTCTAATGCCTTAGTGCGTTCATCTTGCATGTTCTGCAGAATAAGGCCAGACTCTTGGCTTCGTAAAAACCCATCCCAAGCATCTTTACGGGCCATTATGATCTTTATTTCGCCTTCCTCAAGCTGCATACCACGCCAAACTGCCTCGTTCACGGCATCGACTTGCTTCTCCACATTCTTCAAGTTACCAACATAAGAGCCATACATTCTCGATGTCCGGTCTACAACCCTTCCACCCTCGACCTGTGCAGCCGTTACTCCATGAAGCGAGTCAATAACCCTGCCTTGCGCATCAACCATCTTTCCGTCTATGACCAAAACTCGATCAGTAGCATCAGCAACCTTTTGCATGGTAGCCAAATATTCTTTATACGAGTTTGTTGCCTTACGTGCCAATCCCTCAGTTTGTTCCAGCTTCTTATTGAGTTCTCTTTCTTCTGCGGCAGCATCAGCAACAGCTTTGGCCAATAGCCCCGCACCAACAGCTAGGGCCACAAGTATCAGCCCTACACCCGTAATGGCTGCCAAGGCAGTAAGCGATGCCCCCAGGCCCCCAGCGCCCGCAGCTGCAACCCAAAGCCCCTTACCCATAATGGTAGATGCAGCGCCCGTCATAAGCATGGCCTGGCCTGCTCCAACCAAGGTAACACCAATACCTGCAATCTGTGGCAGCAGTAACAGGATTGGCCCGGCAATGGCTGCTACTGCTGTACCTCCGGCCAACATGAAGGCAATAAATCGCTGTACGCCTGGCTCCAACTCATTGAAGGCTTTCAGTGCATCCGTGGCCATGTCAATAAGGCTGGCAAACTGCGGCAGAAATGCTGTGCCCAAAGCTAGGCTAGCTTCCTCAACATGTCTAGCCAGCGATGTCATCTTTTTACCGGCTGTTTCCATGGCCGCTGAATAGGTGCCAGTAATGCGCTCACCTACAGTAATGACTTCATTTACAGCAATTTGTTTCTTTTGCTGCTGTGTTAGTTCATTGATGGTAATGCCTTGTGCTTTGGCAAATCGGCTATAGGCTTGTTCCAATGAAATTGTGAGGCCCATCGTCTTTAGCACACGAGGGTTGAGCGTATTGATACCCCATATCATGCGCTCAAAAGCTTGGGAGCTATTGATGCCAGCAATTACAGCGGCATCCTGAGCGATACGTGCCAAGTCGGATGCTTGGGCTAAGTCAACTTCAGCCTGCACCAGCCGCACAAGCGATACCCTGGCCGCCTGGGTTGTAATGCCCTGATCTTTTACTGCCTTTTCAAAGGCCCGCATTTGGGTTTCGGTATATCCGGCCGTCTTTCCCACCTGCAGTAAAACTATACCTAAGGTCTCAACACGGGCAGCTAATAGGGTTGACTTAGACAGCAGTAAAGCGCCCGCAGCACCCATGGCTGTAAGCGCTCCACCTGCTATCTTAGTTACCTTTGTTAGCTGCTGGAAGTCTTGTGCAATATTGCGAGCAGAGCCGCCAGCTTGCTTTTCCAGCCGCCGTAGTTCGGCAATTGCTTTACGGGCATCTGCAGATACCCGGATTTTAGCTTCCTGTGCCACCTTCTTTCAACAAGCTCCTGAGCTTCTCAATGGCTGCTATCATATCGGCCTGTTCTTCCGTCTTGATATTATCAAGGTCTTGGCCATACAGCCTGAACAGCTCGTATATGTTCAACAGTAAAAGCGGCATGCGCACCGCTGTTACGTCAAGGTCTTCAAGTTCCCACCAATTTACTTGCTGACCATACGTACTCAAATCGTGCGATAGTTTGGCCCGCTCGAGCGGCCACGGCAAATACTCCGGTTGGTCTGGATCATCGCTGTCACCTACACCATATTGCCCAGCATTGGCCGCAGCGACAATTAGTTTGGGTCCGGCAGTCCAGCCTCTACATAGGCCATGCGGAACGAAGCCGTTACCCAAGCTGCTTGGCCAGGGCTCAACTTGTCCCATACATCCGGGTTGGGCACCACCAACAAGGGCTCCACATCTGGATTGGTCTTTTCGTCGAACTTCGGATTGGGCACTTCGTTGGTAGGCTCAAACGGTATGGGCTTACCATCTTCACCTGTAATGCTCCAGCTCTCTATGCGCTCACAAACTAGAATGACGAGATTTTCTGTAGTTACAGTCTCCCATTTACGAAAGTGCCCAAAGGTCCAGCCCCGTCGTTTGAACAAAATAAAATCATCGGGATATTCTGGCACGGTGCCAGGTACCTTGATGGGTACCACCTGTACCTCTTCCTGCTCAAGCTCTTGCTCGGACATGCCGAACTCCTTTCCCCATTTAGGCAGTAACATCACTGCTTAGATAGGGCTTGTGGAGAAGGGGCCAGTATGTTAGCCCCGGCCACCTTCTCTTTACGATGCTTGGTCTAGACTGTGCCCCAAGCAGGTGCAACGATTCCATATACTCGCAAGCTAGCCGTTATGACCAACTTGCCGGTAGGCGAACCACTTACCTGGTATTTCGGGCACCAAAACAGGCCCTCGAATTCAGGATCGCCCGTGGTTGGTGCAGCATTTTGCCCCACCTTGACGGTAAGGGTGTGGCCTACATAGTCACCTACGATGTCCATTATTACCGTTGCCAGCCCGGTACCTGCTCCTGGATTGAACGTGCCTGTGATTTCAACATTCATGCCAGGCATGCCCGGTATGCTGTTTTTCACAGCATCACTAAACCCGGTTACATCCAACTCATCGTATTCGATGGGGATGTCAATGCTATCAACATCACTCTCGATTTGCCGGACGGTTGGAACACTGTCGCTCAAAGCAATGGTAATCCATCTACCTGCTAACTTTGCCATATCATTCCTCCTACGGTGCGTCTGGCAAGTACCGCTTGAACGCCACCGCTATTTTGAAGTTGTCGCCAGCAGCACCGGTGCGGGTAGCTAGTGCTCGTATATATCTATCCACATTGCCCGCCACAGTTTGCCGCTCGCTCGCAATTGCGCTTGCATCGGCTGAAAAAGCCATCAAGTCAGTCCATGCACTATCATTGATACTATCCTGTATCGTTACTACATATGTATCCGTAGCACAGGCTAGCAGCACCTGCAAAATTGCCTCGCCACCTAAGCTTGATGCTGCCTGGCGTACACTGTCCGCAGTAGCAAACATGGTAGTGCTGGTGATTGTCGTGTCGGCCAGCACAATCCCCCACATTGGCTCAGTTTGGGCTACAAATGAAACATTGGCCAATACCGCTGCCGCCGTCTGCAGATTAGGCTGATAGTTGTACTGCTTTACAGCCATCATAAAGGCAGGGTCGCCAATCGCTACAGCCGCATTTTGCCCGATGAAAATAAGCAATTGGTTATCGGTGTAGCTGCCCAGTCGCCCGGTACTCAGAGCATCATGGGTCAAATCACTAGCCGGATTCAGAAACGTCTCTGCGCTAACAGAGCCGCTAGCTAATCCAGGCTGGGCATTCTTTATGCCATCTTGAAAAGCCGTAAGGTCTAGCTCGTCATACTCGATAACGGCATCAAACTGACGGCTATTTCCAGTAAGCACATACCCAGCAAAATAGATGGCCGTCCAACGTGCGCTGAGTTTAGCCATCCACTACCTCCTCCGGGTCTGTTTCTTCATTTACTACCGGCGCAACTTCCTCCTTCTTGCGCTCAATCAGGCAGCCACGTTCCTGCAACCAATCAAGCACCTCCAGCGCCTGTGCTGGTAGCTCGCTATGCCTTACTACCGTGCCCGGCTCATAGCGTAAGTCGTATCCCCTGTCTTCCTGCTGGCTCAATGTAGCTGGTCGGTATTTCTTTGGCTTGCTTTTGCCAACCATGATATTGAAGCCAACACCCACATCAAAAACCTGTTCATTCATCAGCCTACTCCTTCATGAACTTCTGGCCACCAGGCATGCTGTCTACCCGATTGCGTTTACGGAGTTCGCGCCGCTGCTTGCTAATTCTTTCCAACATTGCGTCTACAAGTGCCAGCTGCAGCCTTAGGTCAGTCCGCTGCTCCGTCAATTGCTTCTTCGTTTGGTTCCCCAATGTTTCCATTACACCATCTCCGAGACACGCTTGGTTATTTCGGTCACATGGCATAATACGCCCGCAAACATCCTGTGGTCGAAAGGTGCCCGGCTGCATGCCTCACTAACGAAGTTACTATTAGCTCCATCCTCATAGTTGGCAGTATGCAGCTTGCTATCAGCATCAAGCGCCGCCACTACTGCCAGCGCATGTGCTACGAAAGTCTTTTCTGTTCCCTCGCTATCGTCCAGGCTCATTAGGCCCCGGATACGATATACGTAATCAACCTGTACTGAGCCATCACCATGCACACCAAAGGTCTCAATCGTCTGCTCAATATCCGCCAGTTCAATTGTCCAGCCCCGCAATTGGGCTACATTGTCTATCTCGGTTTTGAATAAGGTGCGTAGGTTGTTCCAATCGTTTAGCCACCGAGCATAGTCATAAGCGTTGCCATAATCGTCAACGGATTTGATTACCGTTAGTATCCTAGCCCGCACATTTGCTTCATTGAAAGCCATAAGGTTTACAATTCCTTACCCTAACCTTTATAAAGTTCGGGCCTAATGTTTACAATCCCTGCTCCCAGCGTTGGAGTACCTTCACTGGCACCTTGTCCCAAATTTCCCGCACCTTACGCTCGCCGCCATCGTGATACCATGCTAGGAAGAAGTTACCTTTCGCATACGTACCATGGTCCGCAATTGCTAATGCTACGCCCCACCCTGCTTGCTTGGCTGCCTCGTCGCTGAGTCCCCACTTGCGCTTGGCCCACAATATGAGCGGCTCTACGGGTGGCATATGTGCCTTAGTGCCAAACTCGACATAGTTGGCGTAAATGCTGGTGCTTATACCGCCCACCCCAACCTTCTTACCAGCTTGGGATACACCCTCAAGTTTGGTGCCGCCAAGCCCTTTGGTTGCAAACAATATGCTTGATGCCAACAAGCCTGTATCCTTGCTCTTGGCAGCAATGCGGCTCGATACCAAAGTGGTAAGTATCAGGCCGCTTTCTGTCATGGCCTTATCCATCTCGTCTACGATGATGGGTATCATCTCAGGTATGGCCACGGCCAAAGCATTTAGCTCTGTTATGTCGAACTGCCACTCAATCATTAGCGAGTGCGCTTACCATGGAACATAAAGTCCCCGGCTGTATGTGCAGGTGTTATATCCAGGTCCACCATTACCGCTGCAGGCTGTCCTTCTTTGGCACGTAAGCCCGTAAGCTGCATATAGGTACCCTGAAACTTTTTGGCCAAGGTAGCATAGTTGGTATGCTGTTGCTGATGCTGCACGACATCTGCACCAATACTGCTATCTGTATTCTGCCCATACCGCACTGCTAACCACAGGCATGCTACTGAGGCTGCCAAGTTACATATCGCCTCAAAGTGGATTACCGGCGTGTCAATGTCCGGGTCTGTGCTGCTCTCCACCCACATATATGGCCGGGTAAAACGCAGCCGTATATTATCCGCCGCAGCCGGTGCCAGGTTAGGAAAGTGCAGGTAGTCCCCACCCTGAGCGGTATAAATGTCAAACTCATCATCCTCCAGCAACACAGGCCGCTCATTACTAGCTATTGCTGCAGCCGGGTACTCAATGTCGGTAATACGGGCCAGCCCCCGCTGCCAGTCAGGTATACTAACCAGCACTTCCAACATGCCTGCGCTGTCTGTGCCATAGGCTGCCCAAACAGTTCCATTATAGGTACCTACTGTGTTGATGACGCTGCTTTGGTCTACACCCAAGTTCACCTCGTTGGTGCCGCTGGCATAGGTGTAGCCCGTGCCTTCTTCCAATACAACGCAATAGTCACCCGCAGGCAACTTACGTACAGGGTCGGCAAATGGGAACTCTACCCAGCGGTAATACCCAGGTGGCGCACCTTCCTCCTCGTCAATCTCAACAGTTACGCTGGTAGCAATCAGCACACTTGGCAGGATACCACTTGCCGTATAGAGGGCCGCTTGTATCGTGCCCCCCACTGTGGCACCAATACGACTTAGTAGGAGATTGACTTGGTGAAGATCAAATTCATAGTCCGTAGTAAAGGCCACACTTAGCTTTTCGTCGGTACTGCTACCTAGCGATGTACCCTGGAAATCAATACCTGCATCCCTATCGCTCTGCACAATGGCAATTGTCTTGCCCCACAGCAGGTAATAGTTGCCAGCATCCCCGGCAAACTCGTAAGTCTCCCGCCTGGGCAAGTCACGGTTGTAGCCCTGCACTGCATGCCGTGCTGCAATGTCCCGATTTGCCGAAGTAAGATCGGTCTCGGGTATGCCCAGCAGTAATACATCTACCCGTGCATTGAATGTGCTAATAGGTGTCCTGCTCGTCATGGTTACTCCTAGCTGCCAATGGACGCACTACCAACTGCCCCTGCGCCGGACAAAGTAATATAGGCATTGTTCACTGCTATGCCGCCTGGCCCAAAGTTGATACTATCGCCGCCGCCTGTCACCGCAGCTAACTCCCAAACCACCGTGCCACCACTGCCACCTTCCAGCAACTGCAACCTACCAGCCGCACCCGAGCCTGCAGCCAAACTCAATGCATAGATAACATTGTTGTCTGACTCAGAAGATACTTCCGCACTAGCTGTAAAACCAATTGGCTTCAATGGTCCTACCATGTTGTATTTCCTCCCGTAAGGTATTTCAATAAGTCCAATGGTGAGCTTTCCAACCCCTTTATACTCACCGCAACCTGACTGTGCAGCACAGCGTCTCCTCGTAGGCGTAAGGGGTACAGGTTGGTCGTTGCCAGTAGAGCCGGGCCTAACGCAGCCTCTAGAAGGCTACTCGTCCTCGGACTCTACTTCATCAACTGCCTCCGCATCAACTTCCTCCGCTTCGGCTGCCTCGCCCTCGTCGTCGGCTTCCGCCGCTCCTTCTTCGGGCTGGGCCTCGTCTTCACCTGCGTCATTGGCTTCCGCTTCGGCATCGCTGCCTGCATCGTCCTCAACAGGTGGGCTATCGTCTTCTGGCGCTTCGTCCGTTTCCGGCTCTGGCTCGCCATTGCCAGGGTCTTCCGCTTGCAGCTCATCCGGAGCGTCGTCTTCAAAAGTTTCGGGCTCGTACTCCCCTGGGGGATCAGCCCTAAATGCACCAATAATTTGCTCCAGGTCTGCTAGCGGGCAACTTACTTGTTTGACGCCACCAATGCCATAGTTGGCTGACACCTTGAACACACCACCAAAGGCACCGGCCTTCAACAGGTCATATCCATCCGCAGGGCACCCGTTCCAGTGCAGCAAGGCAGCCGCTGCTTCGCTTACATCGTAGCTCATGCTATTCTCCTTTGTCGCTCTCTTCGCCTCGGTAGTAGAAGTTGAGCGACTGCGGTTCGGTTTCTAGGTACTGCTCTAGGTTGGCACCCTTATCATGTAGGTCTATAATCTCGGTCATAAATGACAAATCGTCCAACCGCTCAACTGCAGGCCCCAGGCTTCTCCTTCTAGGAAAAGCTATGGGTGAACCCCAGCTTTCCCTCAAAATTTCATCCAAACTAGACAAGGGAGCTAGGTACTGCCGTATGCCACCAATTCCGTAGTCGACCATCACCTTTAGGTAGTCTATGCAATCACGTTTGAGTTCTTTATACCCAACTACCAAGCAGGTTTCGTCAAGTACATCCTTACTGGTGGCACTAACCACAGCAGCAGCTAGCTCCGCCTGTTCAAAGTTCATTTGCTAGGCTACTCGCCTACGTGCCCCCACAGCACGATTTCGCCCTTAGCTGTAGGGCTGGTGCCCTCAAGCAAGTTCAGGTCCAGCTCAAGTAACGAGCCACTTGCGGCCTCGAAATCGGTTATGTCTTTCAGCCCATTAGAACTAATGTCTACGGCTGCTACAGCATCCGACGCATCATCCTGAATATCAATGGTAGCCGTACCAGGCGAACCAGCAAGGGTCACAAAAACGGAAATGTGCGTAACCCGTATATCCTGGGGTATATATACACCAGCTATTCCATCCCCATCAGAATCCGTCTCAAGGTAGAAGCTAGCAACAGGGATCAATCTTTCGTTCATTACAGTCCTCCAAACAGGGGGCCAGTTGCCCAGCCCCCTTGTTATTTTCTAGCTAAGGGGTTCGCCTAAGTTTAGACGTTCTCCTTATAGAGTGCTCGGAAGTCACTCACTGGCGCACACTGGTAGGTGGAGCTAAATTCAAACCCGAACTGCCGCACCTTGAATCGAAGTGTGTCATTGGTAAACATTGCCCCGCTGCGCTCGTCCTCAGCGGAATAGATCTCAGGCGTGCGTCGCCCACGCAACCAAATGAGCCAAATGGCCGGGTTCAGCACCGGGTCTGCAACTAGCGCCCAATTGTCTGTATCGGTCCAGTCTGGCACGGGGATAATATCAAACGTTCCCCGCAGTGAGTTGACGGTTTGGATCTGCCCGCCAGTTGTTGCGCCGCCACTCTCACCAGGCACCAACTCGGAGTCACGTATTTCATCTCCAGTGTTCTCCAGGTCAACCGGAATAAGCAAGTAGCGAGGTCTGAGGAGCAATCGCTGCCCAACGCCCAGCACTTGGTCGGTCTGCTTCTGCATAGCACGTTTAGCTACGTTGAACTCAGCATAGCTAAGTGCAGTGGTCCCCAGGTTGGCATGGCCGCCTGTGGTCGTCAAGGCTGTGGCATTGAACAGTGCTCCGGAATCACCAAGCACCGGCCCAGCCGCTGTGTTGGTCGTAAACACCGCACTAACCAACGAAGAAACGGTGTTGTACCAGGAAACGCTCAAGCGATTAGGAATGGTCCGCAATGTTGCAAGCTTGTCCTGCAAGAAGGTCTCCAAGGTTATACCAATGAAGTTACCTTTCTTGATATAGCTAGCCGTTTCTTCTTCGTCTGCCCACGTTAGCTCCTGATAGGTGCCACCTTCCTGCACCCGGCTCAACGTATTCAAACCATGCACACGCACCAATGTAGCCTGGTCAAGCGTGTCCACGTCTTCCTGCTTCACGATTGGTTCCCACCACTGCTGCCGCTTGGCATAGTCGTTCGCCAAGAGCAAGTTCACGGTATTTTTCACAATGCTGGTCAAGCTGGCCGTGGTACCAGTAGCTTCTGATAGCCTTCGGTTTGCACCAGCAAAGCCATCATATGCCGCATCCAAGTCACCACTAACGTCGTAGTACCATTCGCTCAAGCGGGTAGCTCGAGGCAGCACAGGCTTTCCAGCCTTTTGGTATGCCTCAATCGCTCGCACGCCATAGTCCTTGACGTCTTTATCGCTTCCAACAATATTGTCGAACTCGGTTTTACCAGCAACCAAACGCAGGAAGGCCAACTCAGCCTTTTCAGCTTCGTTCAACCCAACGCTAATTTGCTTGCCCGTATACGACTCAGGCACCCGCACTCCATCGTCAGCCATACCCACAAAAATCTTGCGGTAGCTTTCGATTTCGGTTTCGAGTTCCTCAGCAGTGAACACTTTGTTCTCAAAGCTGTCAGTAATCTTGGAGCGCACAGGCCCAGGCAGTCCGCTCTCGCCCAACTGCGTATGCAGCATTGTGCCACAGGCAGCTAGCTCACGTTCCCGCTTTGCCTCGTCCAAGAGTTTCTGTGCTTCGCCAACCAAGGATGCCGCTTCAGTTACAGCGTCTGCCTCAACCGGGTCTGCTACAGGCTCCACCGGATCATCTGCCGGTTCGTTCCCATCGGGATCATTTTCGTCTCCCGGCTCGCCTTGCAATTGCTCAACCAACGCCTTGAGCTGTTCGTCGGTACGTGCAGCGATATTCTCGCTCCACTCCGCAAACTTATCGCCCAAGAGTTCCTCAAGCAATGCAACTATTTCCGATCTTTCCATGTTTTCCTCCGCAGCTAGCTTTTCTGCCGCCAGCAACTTTATTAGCCGCCCGCCTGCTGCTGGGTCAGCCACTACGTCTACAGATATGGCCCTGGTAATCTTCTCAACCACGTCCATTACCGTGCCATTGATTTCCTTCTGCACACCAATACCAGTTGCATCAATAGATAGGCCAATGGTGTGCAACACATTAGCTTCCTTAGCAGCCACCAACTTCTCACGTAGCTTGGCATCAACCAACTTCAATGTACCTACGATTGCGCTAGCTGCCTCGTCCCACTTCACGCCGGTAAGCACGCCCAACCATTCAGTAACCACGCTACGCATGCCTTGCCGCTTTTCAAACTCCTCGTCTGTGAGATGATTATCGTATACCTTTATGTCATCAAACAGATGTGCAGATTCTTGCAAACCTTCTGCCAGGTATAGCCGCTGGTTTTTGCTGCGTATGTGCAGCTTACCGTCTACTTCTACCAGCCCATCATTGCCCTCCGGCCCAATAACAGTTATTTCCCATTCAGTGCCTTTGGCAACGCCCGCCTTGGCCTCACGCATATTACCAATGCTGGCAAAAATGGACTCTTGCACTGCTATCCATTCCGGCTTGGCTTTCTTGACTTTTACCCAGTCCAATTGGGCTTCAAAGGTATAGCTTTCATCTTCCTCCTTATCGCCCTCAACCGTGTATGCAATTTTGTAGGCATCGCCATCATAGTAAGCAATAATATGGTCGTCTTGTTCGCCCTCTAGGGATACATGCACATCCGTAACCCAACCATCCCGCCACTTACCATCCGGCTGTTTCAAAAACTGCTCGTCAAACGCTTGGCGTATTGCGCCTCTTATGTCATCAATATTGGCCTCCGTCTTTTTCAAACTCGCCTCCTGGCCCGTTAGAGAAATAAAAAACACACAGGCCCGCTTATGGCCCGTGTGTCTATGTTTCACGCCGCCTAGTGGCCGCATTGCCCTGGTAGGGTGCTGCCAACTGCACTGAGTATAGCCGATTACAGTCAGTTATGCAAGCTAGTCTTCCACCCGAATAATGAACACATCCGATTTAGTTAGCTCGCCAGTCTTGGCCAAATGCACCCTAGCTCGCCAATCTGCCGGTATGCGCAAATCGCCATCCTCAAACGAAAATGTTACCTTACCATCCGTACCATCAGTAGTGTACGATGCGTCCTCGGTCAAGGTCCGCTTGCCCAACCTGCATACCACACTCAAGGTTGTATAGCCGCTAACATCCACCGCTGCATCTGCGCTGTCAACCAAGGTAACAGTAATAGCTTTGCCGTATTCGCCAACCGCTAGCCCCTCCAGTATTTTTAGACTCATGGTGCATCCTCCAAATCAATGTCCTCAGCTATTGTTAGTTTCACGCCAACATCCGAACTCGGTGTCCTGCTTATGCCCACATTCTTACCAATGATTTTATACAGCAGCACAGTCACATATAAAGACACCCGTTTCGCAGTTATACCCCCAACAAAGCTAAGTGCCCCTGTTATTGCTTGGGTAAAAGCAGCGGCTCCAGATCTTACCGCTGCCATGATTGCCGACGTCGTTAGGATTGCAGCTAATATTTTTTGTGCCTGACGAACCAGTGCCCCAGCCGCACTCAAGCTACCAGCTAATACCTTGCCCGCCTTCCCAACCAGCCCACCAGCAGTTGTCAGTGTTCCGGTAAATACAAGCCCGGCCATGTTAGCTGGAACACCTACGAATGTTAGCACCCCAACAAAGGCCGTCCCTGTAACATTGGTAAGGCTACCAGCAGGTGTAATACCCCCAGCCAGGCTCTTTAGGCCCTTGCCTGCTAAGGCCCCAGCAAACGTCAGTGCCCCAACTATAGCTTGCAATATCACCTTGCGGGAAGATAGTGTTCCGCTTGGTGTTATCCCCCCGGTGAAAGCTGTGACAGTCTGCCGCACTAAGGCCCCAGCAAATGTCAAAGCTCCGGTAAAAGCAGTGCCTATTTTGCGTGTTTGGATGCCAACAAGGTCACCGGATGCCAACACCCCAGCTATTGCCTGCAATATCGGACCCGACGAACCGGATGCATGTACCTGTGGAGCTCCAATGCTGAGTGGCATTGTTGCCTGAGCCCTTGTGTTCCCGATGGAATATCGGATCCAGTTCATTAGGCTGCTGTTTTGACGTGGACAAAGGTGTCATCTGTGCTCGCAGCCGAGAATCTGAACACAATCAAATCCCCATTCATATCTGCTGCAACAGCATCAAACTGGTAAGTGCCATCGCTGATCTCTGCAATTGCCCCGCTCACTGCGGCGAAGGCTCCGCCATCGATTGACCGCTCGCCAGTCACGGTCAAGCCCGTAGATGGATTGTGGTTCGTACTGTCATACATCTCGAAGGTGATATTGCTGAAGGCCAAGTTCTTCTGAGGATTGATCAATCTAGCTACTGCATTGATCTTGGTCATATTGACCAATGAAGTCTCGGTTAGTGATACCATTCCAGCCGTGTTATCGGTGATCGAACCGATACCACGCACACTGACGTTCGCATTTACGTTGCAGTTGGCATTGAAGATGACCTGCCCGATGCCCTCCCATGTAACATTGTGCGAAGCTGATAGGGACTTGAATTCCAGCCCGCCGCTGTAGTGCCTCACCGATATTGTACCGGCTGCACCCGTTGCAATAATTGCAGGGGTAGCGGTGCCCGCAACCAACGAGAAGCACTGGTCGAACACATTGTCGTTGCTTGCGTCTACCTCAATCTCGTCAACGAATCCGCATCTCTCAGCAAAGATGTGAAGTGTCGTAGCACCTGCTCCCGGATCTTGAAGTGCACAGTCACGTGCGGTGATCCTATCTGATCCACCCTGCGTACCTTCGAGTGTCAGATTTCGGAACAAGGACCGGCTCGCATCTTGGCTTCCAAGATTGACGATATTATCGGACACACTACCAATGCCTATGAACTCCCAATCAAGATGTGTAGCCGCAAGTGTGATGTCGGAGTTGCCTTCGAGATAGTAAATCTTTAGGCCCAGCGCATCAGCCAACGTGCGAGCAGCTACAAATGTCGAGACAGGATTGATCTCAGTACCATCGGTGCCGACGACGGTGTTTGTATTCGCCGCCCCGCTGTCGATGTATATGCCTGGACCGTCAGGACCGGCGTAGACGGCAAGTGCTATCGCCCAACCTGCGGTCCCCTGCGTGTCATGATCCTCGATAGCCGCATCGTGAACCTGATCGGCAATTGCATTGAGCTGAATATAGCAGCCGATTACCACCATGCCTGTAACAGTGCCCTCAATGACTACGCCATCCACGCCGGAGGCGCAAGCCGCATCCGGAAGATCCAATCGATAATAGCCATTCCCAATGTGCAGGAATCCCCCAGCCGTATGAGCTGTAGTGAGCGCAGCTAGAGTGGCCTCAGTGATGCTCACCACCACAGCGCCCTCACGCCTATACTCCATATCGATGCCTGCGGTGTCAAAGACCACGCCAGTCTCAGGCGTGCCATCGGTGGAATCAATAATACGGATGACTACAGAGACGTCGGCCGTCGCTTTCTTGATCTGATAGGTGATCATCTATCCTCCGTGCTGCTGCATCATCTGAGGCAATATCGTGCCGCCTGCCACTGTATATTCAATATGAAGTTTGGCGGCCTCAGCAGTGTCAGCGTCCCAATAATTCAGACCACAGTCTCTGGTCGAGGACGCACCTGTTCTTTGTGTTACACGACAAACCATCTCCTCGCCGCCAGAATAATCGTAGCTATCTTCTAGTTCTTGGATAATTGTTTTTAGCTCTATGGCACTACCAAAAAAGCCCGGTGCGCCTAAATCCGTATCTGCCCAATTGACGGTCGTTGTTGTCCCTGTTCTTTCAGACACGTCGGTGTTTCCAACACCCGCCGTAAAAGCCGCAGGATTCAAGCCATCCTCAAAATCAATTGTTACGTCAGGCTCATCTCGGTTAGCATGGTAGTAATACATTTCAACGTAGGCGGTATCTATAGTCACGCCATCTGAAATAGTTACGCCCTGCCATCTAAAGCCGTGCCACTCGTCGGGTTCGTTGACAATCCAAAAGGTCGCATTTATTGTGACTGACCCCGCATCATTTTCTTTGGCATCATCAGCACTTGCGCCAACTTGATAATCTATTGTGACATCGACAACCACAGGATAGCTTGCGGTTTCAAGCCATGACCACGGTGTAAGGATTTCCACAAATAGATTAGGGCCTGATCTGCGAAGTTTCATCGTAGGGGAGATTTCGGCATTTTCATCCCACGCCTTTGGAGCCTTGAACCACCAAATAGGCACACCAGCAAGGCGAAACTCGACGTTACTCAAAGTCGTCTGCGGGTTATTTCCTCGCTCATCCCACAAAACGCCATCAACCCATATTTCAACGCCCGCTGACTTCTGAAATAGAAGCTCAACCCTAAGAATAGGATTGCCGCCATCCCTAATATATTCAGGCGGCGCATACTGTCCAAAGTAAGGGTCATCCTCATCCGTAATTAGTTGTGTAATGTTTTGAAGACTAGCGATGTTGACAAACTTTGCCATTCGTGCAGTCTGTGTTTGCCATTGGAAGTCGATGCCAGAACCATAAGCACCGAACCAAGTCAGCATGTCGTCGTCAATCGTTGCGGTTATTGCTTGGGGGTCTGCAACTGCACTAATCTGATCCAGATCATTTGTCCACTGTAATTGTTGGGGTTGGAAGGCTACCGTCTCGCCGCTTGCGGGGTGAACATACTCAATGAGCTGGCCTTGGTCGAAGCCTAGCGTTGCCTCACGAAATGCATAAGCATTGTAATCGGCCAGCACCATCTTCTTTTGCCAGGGTGCATCTGCTGGGTCTGCATCAACCCATGCAGTATCGACTTCGTTGGCCTCGGTAAATGGGTCATCGCCAAAGTGCCAACCACGCCCGCCGACTTGGGTGTCAATCATATTCCTTGCGCCAATATCTGTTGGCGACATACCTGCTGCAAAGTCGTCGGGGTGCAGATGCTTGATACCACCCTTGCTACGCCCGACGACAACGGCCCCCGGCCATCTTGCTTGTGCTTCCTGCTTGGCTTCTTTTACTGGACTAGCCATATCACGTCCTAAATTACTCTCTTTCCTCAGGTGGCGCAAGTAATGCAGCGGTTGCATCGTCTGCTGGCTCAAAGTTGTCCGGGAAGCACTTGTATAGTACGGCTGCGTCTATTGGGCTTAGTTCGTATTCCTCGCCCTCCAGCCAAAAGGCATCAGCAACAAGCACAGCAAGCACACCATCTTCAGCTTCTGCGACTGTTTCCCTGTCCAGCCTGGTATATGCAACACAATTTAGTTTGGCCATGTTTAGCCTCCACTCGTGATGGTAAGTGTGTATGTAAATTCAATGCTGTCACCATTGGCTACGTTGATAGCAGAAAACACACTACGGTCCCAAAGCGTACCACCGCCTGTGGCTGCCTGGTCGAAAATACCATGCTCGGTAATAGCGCCTGCTCCATCAAAGGTAAGTGTGACAATGGTTCTAAACTGATTAGCAGCAGGTTGTGTGTTTGTGCCTGATGCCCTAGTGCTATCTGGGTTTAGGATTGTCGTGCTTTCTGCTCCAAGGGCTGTATCGCCAACCGCCTCACCACCAACCCCCGTACCGCAGCCATGGAAGTCAAGTTCGTCAATGTCGTCGGCCCCCCCATCCCAGTCATCTACCATATAGGCAACACCAGCATCCGTGACTACCCGGTATGCCACTGTGCCATAATTGATGACCCTACCATCGGCACAAATCTTTCGGGCCTCAAGTTCAGCAATCATAGTAGGTACGCCGGTCAACTTACTAAAGCGTCTCGCTGCAGCATTGACCATACGGCCCCACAAATAAGCTTTGCGAGCACGGTTGCGCAAGTGCCAGGCTAGGCCCGGCCCCGGTGCAGAAATCTTCTTTGCAACCAAGCCGCCTTCCATACTTAGTGATCTTTCCATTTTGCTTTTCCTCCGGAAATAAAAAACACACAAGCCAATTGGCCCGTGTGTCTTTGTTTCACGTTGCCCTGCAGCAGCATTGCCCGCTAGGGTGCCACCACGTTCAAATTATAGTGGATGGTGGTCAGTTTTGCAAGCTATTCTCGCCTCTGCTTCTGAACAAACATTTCATATTTGCCATTGCCGTCTTTCCTAACAGTAGTGCGTGCTGCATACCTCGATCCACCCACCTTGCTAGGTCTACATTGCTGATGTAAGGCCGTAGCTGCTCTTCTGGCTTCCCGTTCATCATCAAACCCACTAACATGCAAGATCTCCTCAACCTGCATCCCATCAAATTTGGCACGCATTGCTGCCCATTTTCGAGCGCCCTTGCTAGGAAATTCTTCAACAAGTTGCATATCATATGGAAATTCCATTTTGTCGTTTCCTTTCAATAGCCCGAATTGGCTGGAGGGTGCCTAATGCCATCCTTCCCTTTTTGCTGCAAAACTTGTCCTATTTTGCTCCTCTCTTTTCAATGGCTCGCACGTCTTCCAGCACAGCATCCACCACCTTCTTCTTGAGTGCTGCAGCTAGCTTGGCCTTGCTTTCGGCCTTCTTTATAGATAGGTAATCCAATGCAGCCACAAACCCCAGGCCGCCCTCGGTCCTATTAGCCGTGCGCCTAATGGCTACCTGCCTGCGGGTTGGTTCCGGAAAACTGTTCAGTGGTTTGGTCATTTACTTTCCTCTCTCCAAATAGTCACATGCTGGGCAGCCATCATGATGGAAATGTAATGGCTCATCGTGCGGGCACACTAACTCGCCGCATCGCAAACACTCTTGGTCCGAACATTGTGCTAGCATATGCAAAGTCAGCCGCAATAACTGCACCCGCAGACGTTCAGTAATTGCCATTTTCATTATTCCTTTCCTAATATAGCTTTGGCCATGCCACGCAGCATATCGCCCCCAAGTAATCTGCTGAGTTTTCGCTGCTCCCGCTCGGCTGCAGCTTTAGCCCTGGCACGCTTGCCAGCCGCCCGCCGCCTGGGGCTGTGTATCGCTTTGGCCAATGAACTAACCGGCCCCTTCACGATACGTGGCCGCACATAGCCCATTTGCGATTTGTGCATTTGCTCCGTCATTATGCCATCCTTTCCGCTAGGGCCAATTCTACCACTTCTGCACACAGCTCACTTACCAGTTTCTTGTCCGGCTTTTTCGGCAAGGTGCTGGCCAGGTAAGCTTCCTCTGCTACCCTAAATAGTCGCTCGGCTTCGTCCTTCACCTGCTGCAGCGTCCACCTGCCATCCTTGATGTCCAAATACTTGGGTGCATCGTGGCGCATGACGTACAGCTCGCCATCCCGCATAAACTCGATGCCCATGTTGAGCAGCCTAATAAGGTGGCTGGCATTCTTGGTGTCATACCCATGCTTGTCAACTAGGGCCTTGCGCTTCTCGCCCATGTAGCCTTCGAAGGTATAGCTCTCCATCCTCCTAAGCTGGGCATAGGCATACCCGGTAAATGGCTTGTACACATGCCGTCCCACAAACAAGCCCCGATGATCTAATAGCCGCTGCCCAGCCAACGTACAGGCTATATAGTGGTTCTCCTCCAGCCACAGTATAGCCAATACGTTAGGGTTGCCCTTTAGTAGCAGATTGATTGCTTTGCGTGCCTCATAGACTACAATGTCCCACTCATCACGCTTGATTTCCTTAGTGCCTTTGTGGATACCATGCGTGTCTAGCCCAATATAGTAGCTCCTGGGCGGCACACATATGCCCATTACGTCCTTGTCGTCAACTGAGTTGGGATGCTGCAAAGGCCGGAAGGTGCCATGGCTTATGCTGCCCACATAGCCCGCCAGTATGCACCAGTCACCAATGGCCGGTTGTTCCCGGAGTATGTCTTTAGGTATGCCCACTATGCCACCACACTCTCTAGGGCCACCACTGTCCATGCGCCAGTATCCGAGTCGTCATAGCCCAAGTGCCAGCCCTTATCATACCAAAGCATAACACTATCAGACACAGCGCCTTGGTATCCTTTCAGCTTTAGCTCCAGGGCAGTAATGCCCCCAGCCATCAACACGGTGCGGGCAATAACATGCTTGCCCAAATAGCCCTTCTCTTTACCCACAAAGAATTTAGCTTCCATTATCTTCGGCCTCGCATTCTGTGTCAATAGGCAATGGCCAATCTATTATGTTCTGGCTTCCGCAAATGTGACACTTCTTAGCTCCCAGTTCTGCCACCCATGTCTCATCGCAATCGCTGCACTCATATTCGCTCATTCGCTCAGGCATTGCCTCTCCACTTCCGCCCATGTCGGTGGCGCTTGGCCACGCTGCTTTGCCGGGCTAGCTGCTCGCCTTCCTCAGTCCGCATTGTACCACAATAGCAGCACCGAACGTCCCACTGCACCCTATTAGTCAACAGCGCCGGGCACCTGTGCTGCCAGCGTTTACGCATCTATGCCAGCTTCCTCTAATGCTTCCCTAGCCACATTAGCCTGCCAGCTTCCGTCCCTCTCATCGACAATAGTCTGTAATGCAGCCACCATGCTCGGCACCGCAGCTATGACTTGGGCATCGGCCTCGCCTTGCTTGAGGCTTGGCAGCACCTGTGCTACTACTACGTCACCAGGCCCCAATATATTGAAACGCTGCAAGCCTATTTTATCGCCATGTTTTTTTACCCGCCAAGGTCCTGGTGTGTAATTCATTAGCTCTGCTCCTTTTCCGTATAACCTCGCCCGTCACATTCGAGGCACTTGATAGGCCCTAGTAACATTGGTATTTCGCCTTTGCCATCACAGTTTTGGCATGCCCAATATCGCTTGCCAAACGTATCATCGCCAGGCAGCGCCCGTGCCCAGGCATCGGCTGCATTTACCTGGTTCCAAAAATCCTCGTCATTGCTTACCCAGCCCTGCGCACCATATGCCACGTCGCTAGGCAAAAAGAGCGCAGGCCCCGCCGCCCGTCCACCAACGTAGCCTTGCCCCAAACCAGTGGTGCCGTCAATCTGCACTACCCTGGCCGGTACCTTGAACTCGCTACGTATGTAGGCTGCAGCCTGCTTGCACTGCTCGGTGTCAACAAAGTACACACAGCCGGTAAATGTCTTGCCGCCCAAGGTGCGTACCATGTCTTCCAAGTAGTCAGTTGTGCTGGCCATTACCTTTGCTCCAATCTGTATGCTCCCATTACCCAGCGCCCGTCCGCTCCACGTTCCGTTGTGTCAATTAGTCTGCCATCAATGAGTGCCATTGCGTGTCCGTGGGTGCTGATGTAGTAGCTGCCCTTGGGGTGTTGTTCAACAAAGTCGCTCAGTCGGATAATCTTGCGCTCAAACCTGGTCACTACACTGCTAACTACCGGCCTTGGGGTGTAGCCGCTCCGGATTATTCGCTCCAGCACGTCGGCTCCAGTTCGGGCATACTTGCCGTTAGCGTGTCCTTCGTTTATCCCTAGTGCCTTTAGTGCAGCGGTTGTGCAGCGCATTTTGCTTGCCTTTCCTCACCTATGAGTATAACAGAATATACGACGATTGCAAGCGATTTCAGGCACCAGTTTGTCCGAATAAAAAAGCCCCCCGGTTAGGAGGGCTTATATTTATTTGTCTGTGCTTATTTCCCGTCCCTTCGGGCCAGCTCCTGCTCCATGTCATCAATCATCCAGTACAGGTCATTAGCGGGCTTCTGCATCCTGGTCGCATTATAAAAAAGGGTGCGGGCTGCCTTATATGCTTCCTTTAGTGCTTCGTTGCTCATTTGTCGGTAGTCTGTCTGCTGGTTCATTATTTTGTCCTTTCCTCATTCATAATGATACCATATTATACGACAATTGCAAGCTCTAAATTACCAGCCGCCTAACCGAGCATGAGTCGGATACGCACGGATAATAATTGGGATACCCATAGGCAATGATTTCCAGCAACACCAACAATACCCACCAGGCTGCGCCTGTGTCTTATCATCAAAAGAACAGCCACAATCCTTGCACCGCTTATATCCTTCCACCCAACGGTTGTTCTTATATCTCATCGTGCCACCAGCACTACCTTTGCCACCATTGTTCTCAGCCGTGGCATTACGCAGCCCACACCCACAAGCCTATACTCCTTGCCCAGCTTGTCCCACTTTTCAGCTATCAGCTTCTCGGCATCAACCTTGCTGTAGGCATACAACAGCTCGACCCTCTCGTCGTAGTTGTATTCGTCTATTTGATATTCAACTGTTACTTGAAATTCGACCCGCTCGTCATAGGTTATTACCAGCCGGTCATAATCCTCTTTGGCCACACTACTCACGCCCCATCGCTACATACCATTCAGCAGGCACGCAATGCGCCAGTAATATCTCAACCGGCCCCAGGCCCAGCCTAAACTCCAGCCGCTTGACTTCATCCATAACTCCCCAGCCACTACTAACCCAAACGCCGCCGCCTAGCTGCGACCAGCCATAATGCACTTGTAGCTGCACCCACCTAGCCGGTATTGGATAATTCTCTGCAGTTGGTCCCACAGCCAAGTCATACGAACCATATTCGACTACTGTCCCCCCATATGCCCAACGCTTATACCAATGCCTTGGCCTGGTCAGCCTATACCAAAGCCTATGCACTGGTGCCCAAAACTCCAGCCACCGTCGCTGCCATTTGGTTGGCGCTACGTAGTCCGCAGGTAGGTATTCCGATGCGTCAACTTTGTGGCCCACTAGCGCACCTCCAACAAAAACAATTTTTCGACCCGCAGATCATCATCTGTGGTCTGACGTCCCCACCTGCCCACATCTTGCCTAGCAGTTTTTTGGTGTATCACTACAAAGTCATTGGGGGCTTTATATTCAGATACCACTACGATGTGTCCTCTGCTTGCCAACAATCTAACTCTGTCCCAAAATGCCGCATTATCAAAATGTCCTGTTGCACGATATTCTTGAGGCGCTTTCATTTCATATGGCGGGTCACAGTATATAAGCATATTATTTTCAGGTGGATCTTCCTCCAAAAAATCAGCAACATAAAACTTCGTTATTGGTATAGTTGCCAGTTTTCGCATGAGTGAACGCTTGGAAATAGCCGCTTGACTTTTGCCGTTTTTTCGAATAAGATATGACCCCCTAAACCAATTACCGCCCCAACTACACCCAAACCCAATAAATGCTCGTAATGCAGGCCCACAATTCCCCACCTTTGCAATTTGCCATTGCGCTAGAGTTATAGTTTCTGGAGGTACCCATCCATTTTGTAATGCTTGCCACATAGCAATAAGTTCTGGAAGAATGTCGCTAGCAAAATTATAAGCATTATTGTTTTCAATCCTACTAAGCACCCATCCCGCCCCGACAAAAGGTTCCCAATAAGCTTGATTGGGCTTTCGCATGTCATTCAGCGCATCGGATATCCAAGGCATCCTAGCCTTACCGCCATAAAATTGCATATCTAATTTGTCCTTTCCGGTAGCTGGGCCTCCTGCACTACAAAACGCAGCCCGGCCAGCTTGCCCTTGCCTTCACGCTCGACGAGTATAACATGGGTGCCCCCGTCCAATTGCCGTATGCGTTGCAGTAGCTTTAGCTCATCCAGGCTAACTCGTTCCATGCGCTCCAATTCGGTACCAGCAAATACACTCCTTTCCATTACATGTCCCTGCCCGCAGGCTCCAACGTCAGTGCCGGTGGGTACACTATCACCTCTACCGGCATGCCCGGATGGTTCGTCCTAATATGCAGCTCTATATGGCCGGTTAGTATGGCCTGTATTTCAACAGGCGTGCGTCCAACTATGTAGGGCAGCACACTACTCTGTAATGAAAGCGAACACCAGGGGCACACGTAAGTGGCCAACGCTCGGCCTGCACCTGGTACGGGTGTTAGGTTAGTGGGGTAAGCTGGTCTATCTAAGTGCCAGCGTCCTCTCCCTTCTTTATTCCGATCCCGGCCCACACAATCTCCCCACCGCATTCAGGACAATAGCGCCAACAAAGCAGCACCGTCCCTTCGCAATGTACACACACATATTGCCCAAAGCGGTCTATCTGTCGCTGCAATACCGTATCCGCCTTTCTTTTATCGCCGCCAACAGGTTCCCCCTCGCTGCTAGCAATAACGTCGTCTAGGTCAGCTTGAATGCTGCCCAACCGTTCCGGTGGCATTTACCGCTCCTTCCCAAACAACAGGCCCCGCAATCGCATATGCAGCCTACTACGCACATGCCCAGGGTCATACAACACCCGGCTGTCAAGCCCTTCTCGTTTAGCAAGCCCGGCTGCATCTATGGCCATGTCTCTAATCCGCTTATTGGCAGCCTTGGCAGCTATAGCCATACCCCTAAGCCGCTGCTGCTGTTTTATCGTCTTAGGCATCTCTACAAGCTTGGGCTGCTGGTCCCTATCCAACACCCACTCGTATCCAGGCACACCAATCATATTTCCCCATCTTTTGTAAGATCTGTCATTAGCCCCAACTGCCATTTATCGTCTATATCTTGATACCACTGTACTTCCCCACGCATAATCATGTCACCCACAAATTCGGATAAAGCTATGCCTCGCAGATAGACAAAGTCTTGTACTTCCGCATCGTCCACACTGGTAGTCGGCTCCATGCCAAATCTTAGCGCCAATGCCTCTACTGTTATTTGAAATCCATCAATCGCCATCCAATACTCCTTCCGGCTCGTGAGTCATCGCTGGCAACAATCCGTCAGACGATGCACAACCTTCCGGTATTGGTGCTTGCTTCATACCAGGTATAAATACACGCTTGCCATCTGCCAGCTCACCAATCGTAGTAACTTCTATCCACTGGCCCGCATCCCATTCTTCTTGGGTTATATGTCGCAATATACTAGCCATCACCCACCAACCTTTCCATGCCCACACCAAAGAGCTCGGCCCCTTCCAAGTCCAATTTCAGCGGCGCATGTGCCTGCAGCGCATAGTAGCGTTTTATGACAGCCGCCCGATAATCAATCGCCCGCTGCTTGCCAGTCTGCTTCTTCTTTAGCACCCGTTGCGCCCACTCAGGATGGTCGGGCATGCTAGTTTTGCGCAGCATGGCCATGTAGAACTTGCGCCCATGTAGAGCAATCTTTACGGTATAGGTCAGCCAGTCCTTGACAAGATTTAGCGGCCTACCCATTATCCAAACCTACCCAGCACCAGGCCCCGCCCCGATAGACCATAGTAGCTGCACACCACCGGCAGTCTAATGTATCGCCTTCCTGGGGCTGCTCATCAAAGATGGTACCCTCAATGGTTTTAGTGCAGCACTGCATAAGGCCGCCCGGCATATAGTCGTTCCAATTGTTTTCAGGCAATTCAGTCATGGCTAACGCTGCCCACCACCCATCAACACAACCAGTGGCTTGAGCTGCAGCCACGGTGTCACCAGTGCATGCGATGCAGCCATTACCGCTTCAATATCCTTATAAGCAAACACGGTCTCATCGCCCGTTATGCCTTTGTGCCTGGTACCAAACTCGTCCATGTGGTCTTTGAACTGCTCCACATTATGCCGCCCCTTGGCCTCTGTGCGTGAGTATGGCCTGCCCGCTCCATGCGGTGCAGACATTAGGCTAGCCGGATTGCCCAGCCCCTGCACTACATATGAGTAGCTGCCACTGGTGCCAGGTATGATACCATATGCACTACGGGCTGCAGGTGTGGCACCCTTGCGATGGATATATTGATCGCCCTCCTGCCACGCAAAGTTGTGATGGTTGTCATACGTTAGCGCAGGTTTCAGGCACATAGCCCACATGAACTCCCGGTGTATTACATCGTGATTGGCTTGTGCATAATCACCCATCAAACTCATAGCGGCCCAATACTCCCGCCCTGGATCGGTGTCCATGCGCAGCCAAGCATAGCCCTTGGGTATGTTGTAGGCTATCTTGTCTGTCTCTGCAATGGCTAGCTTGCCATACTTCCTGGCAACCCCATAACCCGACCCCCTCGAGCCTGAATGGGTAAGCAGTCCTAAGTATCTACGTGCTTGGCCCGCATTGCTAATATAATCCGTCAGCACAATGTCAGCAAAGTGATTACCCTTGCCCGATGTACCTAGCTGCGCCCAGCCTTTATCCTTATCAATGCCTAGCCGCCCCCACCGCTCGTCCTGCATAACAACATGGTCCCTACGCTGCTCCCTAGCAAAGCGCCCACCCACACCAAAGTTAGTAACCTTGCGCAGCCCCGCCAACCAACTGTCCTCATCAAAAGCATCTACCTCTAAATCAAACAGGGTCAGCTTCATACGGCATGCAATGTCAAAGCCCACAAAGTTGGGGCTCACTGCATTCTCCAAAGCCACCACACCACCAATAGGCATGCCATAGCCCAAGTGCGCATCCGGCATTAGCGCCCCGGCCACAGCAGGTGGAATGCGCATGACCGTGTCCATCTGCTCAATAGCATTCTGCTCTATAAGTTCCTTACCAAACACAACGCAATCCATGTAGTCTCTGGATGCAACCATGGTCACTTTGTCATTTACAACGTATTGGCTTCGAATATGCTCAATAATATGCTTGACCCCAAAGCCGTCTGATGCTAGCTCCGCAGCATGCTTGGCAATAGCCGGGTAATTGTCAACCGTCTTAGATGATATGCCATGCTCGTGCAAAAGTTGGTTGGTATCCATTACTGCTCCCTTCAACCAGGTCGGGAAGGTAGGATTCGAACCTACGGTTTCTTGCTTCCAAAGCAAGCGCCTTGGGCCTGGCTAGACTACTCCCCGTCTCTTATTTCCTGCTCGCCAAAAATGATGTCCCTGAAAAGGTGCTGCACTTCCGCCTTCCACCTTTCCAGCCCCTTCAGCTTGAGCAATAATGCCAGCACGTCATCATCATGCACTATGCTGCGCAGCTCGTCATGCTCTACCATGCCTTTTGGAAAATAGGAACTAAAGCGTTTGCGCTCAGCCTCAGCAAAGCCCTTGGCCAATGTTGCCACACCGTTGGTTACGTCAATTGGGTCTGCCATTAGGCCTCCAATATGCCCGGCTTACCGGCACCATCTCCCCCAAGTATAACGCCTGTTCGCCAGGCTTGCAACGCCGCCAGCTAAAACCAAGGCGCACCAACTCGTGGTGCCATGGGTCATCTATTACTGGTTTTGGCTTTGGGCGTCTTACCCGTACCATCGCAGGCCTCGCATATGCCCATTTCCTGTCGGCCATCTGTACTGTCAACAGTAAGCACCTGCTCGCCTGTGCCGCTACAAGGCTTGCAAGGCCTCCACTGCCACCACGACCGGTACCGCCCAAAAAAGCTACGGCTAGGCCCGCTCATCTATATCTCGAATCCGCTTGGCTAGCCATGCAACCAAACGATTGATTCCAAGCGCCCAACAAACGGCAAGGAACAGCTCGCCAATTACAAGCCTATTGTCCTGGAGCTTTCTACCGTATGGGTCGTCCATTTTATTCCTCGTACCTGATGTGCAGGGTAATAAACTGGTCCTTGGTGGGCCTGTAATTGCGCACCGCATCTAATGGCCTGGTAGTCTCAGTCATACCCCAAACACTAAGCAGGGACACATCTTCCACACCCCGCTTTTCAACCCTGGCAATTAGCGCCTGCAAGTACTCGATTAGCGTGTCCTTATCCATGTCCCACGTCTCCCTTGCCTGACTTATTGCGCATATTTATTACCCAATACCAACACCGCTGACAATACTTTGTGTTGAAAACACTGTAGCTTGCATCGGTTGCTCGTTCCTCTTGGCCCGGATATACCGGGTAGCTGCAGCCCTTGGCCAGCATTGGGTACCTTGGGTCGCTAGCATCAAAGGCATGTAATGTGCGCCCCTGCTCACGTCGCAGCCAATGGATAATCAAATATCACCACCCCACCCAGCCTACAACAAAGTGCTTATACACAAAAGCCCCCACCAATAGGGCCACGGCTAGCAAATATACCACAAGCACCACAAATATTCCACCGGTCCTATCTTCATCCATGATACACCGCCCTTATTCCTCGACACACCGGGCACAGCCCTACGGCCCTCCCATGCAGCACCGCCCATACCTGGCCCCACCACGGCATGCCCTGCAGCCAACTAATTATCGCCGCCACCCTTGCATCAGATAATGGCTTCATTCTCCATCCCACAGCCCTATACCCAAAAGCAATAATATCCCCGAAACTATCATCAGCCCATACAACCAGTGTATCTTCGCTATGGCTATTGCAGCAGCTATAACGACCAGCACCAGCACCGCAAGGAATGGAAGCATTAGCACTATACTAACCCGCCCCCTAAAGGACATGCTCATAAATTCGTCGGTCAGTTCACGCACCCAACCCAGCACTAGGTCTCTAGCCACTACTGGCCTCCAGCTTGGCATCATAGTCAAAGGCTATGCGTATAGGACCAATGCTTATAGCCACATGCCACCATAACCAGCCCCGCCGATTTCCCAACCAACTGGCCTCTTTCGGATCGACCCTGTCAAGCTCAAGCTCAAAACCAGCCAGCCACCGCAGAGGCACCACCCTCAGAAACACGGTCCGCATTGGGCTGGACTCGTCAAAGCACTTGCTCCACTCCCAGCCGTCGCTCCCCCAACTAATGAAACGCTGCAGCAACCTAACCATTGAACCACTCCTTTAGCCGTTGGGCTTCCTTACCCACAAATGGGATCTCCAGCCCGCTATACATGAACACCCTGGCCCCCAGCAACGGACCTGCTTCCTGCTGCCACCGTATGGCCATGATGCCATCCCGCTCTAGTGTCCACCTTTGGTCGGTAGTGCTTTTCAACTCTATATATTGCTCGTTGTCCATCGTTTCCTCCCGCTGCGAGCAGACATGGCTATTATACCAATCGCCGCCGCACTCGCTACACTTTAGAATAAGGGCTTTCTTTTCAAACGGTACAATTGCATCGCTGCTACTACACTTAGGACAGCTTCCACCATTATACCACCCACCATGCATGCTACACCAACCGCTATACATAGCTAGTCCCGTCAAATCAGTCTCACTCATCAGCAACTTATCCTTCGTCGGCATCCCTTGCTCGCTCTTGCGCAGGGTCACCCAACAATGTCTTCGCCCTCAGCTATAGGCTGGTCCCTGGTCGGCTCAAGTATAGCCGGTGGCTCCAACGCACGGTCTATTGCCTGCACCGCTGCAACTGCCAATGCCGCTACCTTTATGAAGCAGGTACGCACAATGTCAATATCCCGCCCCCAATCCGTCCCAGGTCCAGCAGCCCTACCCAGGTATGCAACCATGAAGCTTATCCAATCCCGCACACTATGGTTGTCGTCATGCGCAAAGGTATAGCCCTTGGTCATACGCTGGTAAGCCCGCTCCATAGCTACCTCGTGAAACACCTCTTGCAGTGTCATGTTTGTCGCTCCTTTGTCACTATAGGGTTTGGACGGTATATGGTATATAAGCAGTAACCTTACTGCCTAAATAGGAATGTCTAAGCTGGCTTGAACCGTAAGTCAAAAACACGATGTAAACCAAAGCCTTCGCTTTCATTGATTAGGCTAGTCACATGACAAATGTGGAATGAAAATGAGTGAAATACATCCCAAAAGTCATCGTCAAAAATGAAGCCAGGTCGGGTGGTGATGCCATAGATGGGATTATTGTATGCCAAATATGGTGGGGTGTAATAACGATCTAGCTTTGCGTGGCACAAAGCAGCCCACAGTTCATCCATAGCTAAAAGCCCCGCCCCGCAGTCCACACATGGCACGCTGCCACCACAATGACACATTTCCCCTATTACCCCTATTACCCCAGCAAACGCATCAATGGCTTCCCGCACTGTCGGTTTAGCATATGACCTACTGGTCTCACTAAGCCGCATGCCCCGACCTGTGCTGCTTCCCCGCAGGCACCAACCTAAACCATAGCCCTGCGTTAGCTCCTGCAGCAAATTTATACGATCAGAGTCATTAGGATTACCGCCTACACCGCTTACCATATACGAAGCTATTGCTCTAGCTTCCGCTGTTATCTTCATCGCCCATTGCCTCCTTTGCTAGCAATGCTTTATACCACTCAGCAGCGCCCCGATTTAGTTGCCGCTGGATTGTCGGCCAAAAGTGTTTGAATAAAGCTTGTCTGATTTCCTCTCCGCAGTCTGCTCTCACGTCCCCCACGATTTCCCGCATCACAATTGGTATGTCCTGAGGCGCACCTTCAATCGCCCCCCGTTCCCGCAGGTGCTGCACAGCCTTGCGCCACCTAGCCTCGGTAGCATACTCCTGCCCCAGCGCCCGCACAAAATCCTTGCTAGTTGGGTTGCGCTCCTTCCAATCCTTGCCATGCTTTTCCCTAAAGTCTGCACTGACCATCTTGGCCATAAGCACCTTACTGTCCGGCCCGTATTGCTCGTAGTTCTTGAGTACAATACCCTCCATCGGGCCGCCCAAAATACTGGTATGGTCGGCCAACAATAGCTGCAGCTCTGCCAAACTAGGCTTTGCCCCTAGCACCATATAAGTAGGCACGCACTCCAAGTCCAAATGCACTGCCACGTCAATAAGTGCCCCCATATTCATATAGTGTTGGTCCCCACGGTCAATATCAAACAGGATAATATTTCCCTTGGGCACACGGTCGTAGGCCAGTGTATTATGCTTGGGCTTCATAAGGAACTCGCCCCGGTATGTCCAGCCTTTATTCAATAGGCCCTGCTCATATAAATCTTTTGCAGTTGCTACCGCCAGGCTAAACATGCCAGCATCGCCCAACAGTATGACAGCCTTGCGTGAGCGGCAAACCAATTCACCCAATCCGGATATCCCAAAGCTAAATTGCGAGCCATCAATCTTTTCCTGAACAATTACCTCGCCGTCCCACAAACGCTGCAGCGCCTTATGGCCCAAATTGAAAGGTGAGCTATAGCCCCTAAGCTGGTTCATCACCTTCCACCCTTCCCACCATAATGGCATGCACATAACTAGCTGGTGTGGCATCCAATATTATCGCCCCGGCCTTATGGTCGCAAGCATTGAGCACACCAT